CATCTTCAGGTGGGCCAGCAACAACAGCACGGGCGCAATGCGCTGGGGGTCGTGCCCCTCGCGCTTGATCCACTGCTCGACCTCGTTAAGGACGTATGCATAGCCTGCGTCAAAGCCTTTGATGTATTCGCTCATGGTGGTCTCGCTCATTATTTTTTCTCCTGTAAGTTGGCCCATTTAAATTGGTCAGACATCATCTCGTCGAAGTCAAAGTGGGTGCCAAAGCAACCACGGAATGAGACCTCTTCAGACTCAAAGCCCCACACCCTGTTGTCGTAGATGTGAACAGCCGATGGCAAATTGATCTGACCGTTGACAAAGTCTTGGCCCTTCAGCGTTGCACGCCAGATGCCAGAGCGGTTTGACTTTGACTCAATCAAGTCCCAATGCTCCAGCAATGTGTAGGTCTTGCTCTTGAGCATGAACCGTGGTGCCGTGTTCTGCACATCGACCCAGCCATCAGCATCACCGTGCTTGCTGATCCATCGCAGGCATAGCGCAAGGTGCTGGCTAATCTTGGTTTTGTAGACTTTTCCCCACTTGCCACAGCAAGGGCAAAACGCGCCCTCGCTCTCAATGGCCTTGTTCCAGTTGTGGCGCATTTTTCCTAAGAACGCGCCCTCACCATCGAACATATCGAATTGATCGATCATGCGGCCTCCTCGACCTGTGGCAGGCGCAGTTCCCAGCATTTCCCGTAACCCGCCACCTTGCGCGAGGCGGCGTTGCGAATCTGGTCAATTGCATTCTTGGCACCAGAACTTTCCCAGCCGCTGTACTCGCAAGCCTGATAGTCAAAGCAATCGCACCCAGACACAATGTCGATGGCCTCAAGGTGCGCCACTGATACGGTCTTAGGCAAGTAGTCCTCGGGCTTGTCACCGTAGCGGGCATCCATGCTGGCGTTGTTGGCGTCGCGCAAAACCGCGCCCACGCGCCAGTAGTCTTCGGACTGTGTCAAGTCAAAGGGGGTGTGATCCACGCGCACGATGGGGTTGTGCTTGCGTGCCCACGAGAGCAAGATGTTGATGTGGTCATCAGAGACATGAAATGCTGACATGATTAAGCCCCCTGTGGTGCGTTGATGTAACCCTGCTCGATGAGCGAGGCGGCGGTGCGGCCAAAGAAGCCTTGCAGTTGCCATGCGAGGCCCGTATCAACAAGGTGTTGCCACGCCTCCAATACCTGCTCTTCGCTCTCGGCTTCGATGAAGCCCTCTGCTAAACCTGTTGCTGTGTAGTTGTCCATATCCGATTCGCTTTCGTTTTGGTTATGGGGGCAAGCCCCCGTTTGGTTAATCTGCGCGTGAAGCCGAGTAGCAATCAACACCGTGCTTGTTCAGCACTTGGGCAAACGCGTGAGCGCCAGCCTCTTTGATGTCCATTGACTGAGTGTTGTTGCCTGCTGGGTTCCAGATAGACCAGCCCTTTTGCCAGTGCTTGCGGCCCACATTGTTTTTCTTGCACCAAGTCACAAACGGTGTGCGGGCGCTTGGCAGATCGACCCAAGCAAAACCACAGTAGGCTGGTTCGCCATGCTTGGAACTCTGCTTCAGCGGCCTTGGCGGCGGAGATTGCTTCTTCGTAAATTGATGTGAAGTTCATAATTCGCTTTCGTTTTGTTAAGCCCCCGAAGGGGCATTGGGTTTACTTGCTGGTGACCTTGACAGAGAACACGGCGCTGACCTTAGTGAAGGCGGCATATGCTTCTGCGCCGTGTACCTTGATGAACGCGTCCTTGTCAAACACGCTACGGTTGGACTCGATGTAAGTGGCCTTGAAGAGGGCACCCTCGACAACCTTGGCACCGCCTGCGCTGGCAGACTCTTTGATGCTGTCTTTGATGGAGTCGGCTTGCTTGGTCAGATCGGCGATCTGGGCCAAGAGAGTACCGAGTGTGTCTACTGATGTGAAGTTGATGTCGTTGTTCATGATTCGCTTTCTATTCGCTGGTTCTGACTTGCGGTATTGCTTGGTCAGCGAGGTAAGTGTAACACCAAATTTCACCTTGGCAATATATTTTTATTAGGACATACCCTAATGTTGTTCTTCTGCAACACTTAGCAATTTGAGGGTGTCGGCCAGCAGAGCGGCCTCGTCATAGCCGTAATGCTTCTCAAATCCCTTGGTGCCAAGGCCGTGGAGGCCCGTAGAGCCGCGATGATGCTCTGGGCATAGCGGTATGACACTCATGTGGCTAGAACGCCCCCAGCCCCCCGCCAATCGCCTTGGATGGTGTAGTTCTGCTGGCGTGCCCTCGTACCCCATCCGCCTGCATACCGAACATCCCAACTCGGCCACCGCGCTCATGTGTTTCTTTTCCTTCAGCGTGGTCATTGCTTGTCCTTTACCCATGCCGAAACAAAGCCGTACAAAAATAATGGCACAGCAACAAGCAACACCCCAATTGCAAAGCCAATAAGTGTGTCAATCATTGCTTGCCCCCGCTCAACATCATTTGCGCAATCTGCTTTGCAAAGTCAATGCTTTGCTTGGTGTCGTCACTCAATCTGATATTCAACAGCAACCCTTGCTCGTTTTTTAGATTGGATATGGCAATCAACAGGGCTTCAGCAAAGCCTGCCTCGGTTGTTTTATCGAGGCCATCAATCAGACCTTGTACAAAATTTTTCATTGTTTTCCTTTGGTAAAGCCGCCACGGCTCTTGAGGTCGTGGCAAGTCTGGCATCGCCACTGCGGTGCGCCGTTGCTATTCTTGCTCTTCAACACTGCTGGGTTCAGGCGGCACACCTGACAGGTCTTGGGTTTGTCGGTCATCGCTTCATGCTCCTGACGTATATTGCGAATGAGGCAACCGTATCTCCACCGTTTTGCATCTTGTCAAACGCCGTGGCTATTTCTTCAAGTACCACGTTGCGGGCTGTGTTCTCTTCATCACTGAGTTGACGTTGAACGATCTGTCTCTTGCGCCAGCCAAGAGATTTCTCCAACTCATCAAACGCTTCGTCTTCTGGTGTCTTCATGCATATGCTCCACATTGAATAAATTAAAAAAACAAAACCAAGTGCGGCCACCCAATGGGTGTGCATAACCCAGCCATCGAGCAACACTAGGAACCAACCTGTTGCGTGCATCACGGTTGACTGGTAGGTGTTCACATCGTGGCCTTGCCTTCGGCCCTGTTGTTCGCCTGCTCTGTTCGCCAAATTTCCACGCGCAATGTCGCCGCCGTGATGTCCCACTTGAGGCGCTCTTCCACTTCGGTCGCCGCCTTCAGCCCCTCAAGCAGTGCAATCATTTCTGGGTGTGCATACGCTTCACGCTCCTGCGCACCGATGGCAGTCTCCATGCTTCGCTTCATAAGTATTCCCTTCAGGCTCTTACGGTAATGCTCGATGTATGTGCGCTCTGCCTTCGCACGAGCAAAGAGCGACGCGTGCTTCAGGATGTAATCCACCGCCTTGTGCGGGTCGCGCTCTTCACTCATAAAACATTTTCCTTTTTGCGCGATTGCGCTTGATCACCATGCCAACAAAAATTGCCAGACAAATCCAAAACATGAAGCCACTCATTGCCATGAATGTCCAAAAAAAATCTCCAAATGATTCAAACATTTAATTCTCCTTTTTTTTGTTACAAGACCAGTAATACCAACACAAAAGAATAGTTGCAATCCAGCACACCGCGCCAGTCAACATCAACATGATCATCAAAATATTAAAAAAGTCACTCAACATAATTGTCTCGCTCCTCCATCATTGCTTCTGCAAACTCGTATGCGGATCGCGCAATGTCATGCGGGAACACGCCCTTCTTTGCTGTCTCCAAAATTGCCTGCATTGCAAACAACGCAAAGATGTCAATCAGTTCTGGCTCTTGTTTCATTTGATCTCCTCAATCTTTATTTTTAACATCCCACCAATGTCTGGTGCCCAGTAGATGCGCAGGTCAACGATCTGTGAATCGTCTTCGTACACACCAGCGTGCGCCAGTCCATCAAGAGTTGCTTTCAGCAGGTTATCCAAATCCCTGCGTCGCTTGTCTGGCCTCCATGCCTCGATGACCACGCGTAGTGGGCCAGCGTAATGCTTGACCATTCTTTGCACTGTCATCTGGTCACCAACGGTCTCACGGTACTCGCGCCCCTTTGCACTGATGATCATGCGGCCATCAAAGTTGCGCCAGTAAGTGTTGACCGATGGAGGCCAAGGCAGTGTGATTTCAATCATTGCGGCCTCATGCGATGGCGTATAGCCTCAGACAATTCTTCTTGGCTCCAAGCCAACGCAAGGTCAGCACAAGCATTGCGCTCAATTGCAATTGCTTGTTTGCTGGTCTGAATTGCAATCGCCATGATCTCCGCTTTCGCTTCATTCAATGCCGCATCAAACTCGGTCTGTGTGAATAATTTCATCACGCCCGCATGACCTAAAAGTTGCCGCCCTAACGGGCTTAAATCATTTTCGTTTTTACTCATTTCCATTCTCCTGTGTTACCTCGGTTACCTTTAGACCATTGGTCTCTAACATCGTCTTCAAGTTTTGATTCGGGGTGAATTTCGTTCCACCCTTTTTTCCAACGCCCAGTGTGGTCACTGTAGCCACGGAGCCAACGGTATGCACCATCGCGATCTTTAATTCGCATCTTGATGACTTCCCGAACGAGACAGCGGTGCATATGCTCACGGTCTCTTTCTCTCTGCTCCTCTTTGTCATTCAAAATCTTCCTCCATTGTCAAAAGACATTGGCACGCTGTTGTCGTACTCAACAAACTGCTGGCTGTCTTTGTGATACCAAAGCGAGTACCAATCTTCGGCCTCGCCGTTTCTTTGCTTCTCGCACATCAACATGGCATCAGGGATCATCGGATCGACTGGGCCAGTCTGCGCTTGATGCTCTTTCTTTTTATTGCGCCAGACCATCAGCACGTTGTCAACTTGGTCACTGATGGCACCCGAACCTTTGATGTCGTTTTTGTTAGGTTGAATCTCTTCGCTTGCCAACTTGCGTATGTGATGAATCAGGTGGATGTGGACATTGTGGTCACGCGCCAGCGCGGTCAACTCATCGACAAACATCTTCTGCGCGTTGTAGTCGTCTTCACCAGACACACACTTCATCAGCGAATCAATGAAGATGTGTTGCACACCCAACTCAACGGCGCTGTAGCGCGACACCGCAATGACCTGCTGTGCTGTGACAGTTCCTTGCTGGTCATACAGCCACAACTTGCCATGCGAGAAGTCCTGCAACCTTGTGACCAAATCCATCAAATGCTTTTGCTTGTTTACAAACATCGGGTTGTAAATGTTCTCACCCGCAAACTGCCGAAGCATACGAGTCAGCGTGCGCTTGGGCTTCATCTCAAACGATGCAATCATCACGCGCTGGCCCTGCTTGATCAGGTGCAATGCAATCTGTCCAGTGACCATTGACTTGCCGCCACCGTTGCCGCCAGCGTACAGAGTCACCTCGCCTGCGCGAAAACCAAAACCTTGGTGCGTCTTCGGCCACGGCATCAACTGCTGTGGCTCCTGCTTGGGGTTGATGAAGTCCTCGCGAACCTCTTCTAAAAATTCCATTGCGCCGCGTACCTTCTGACCAACGTCGTTGGCTTTGATGTACTTCTCGAAGTCAACCTCATCGGGCTTGACAATCCGAATGCGACGCGCCTCGTCCAATTCCTTGGCCCGTTTTTGTATTTCAGATACCTGCATAAACCACTACCTCCTCTATTCGCTGTTGTGCCACTTTTAATCGCTCCATGTCCTCATTGCTGAGTTGTTTGCCCTTTGCCATGTCGTATGCCGCAAGCATCACCACCAAGCACTCAAACGACGCAATGCGTAAGAGGTCGCTGGCGTAGAACGCTGGCTTGACCTTGGCCTTGCCTGTGTCGTTCCAGTCGCGCTTTTTATCGTCTGGTGGGAACAGGTCGTTCATGTCCATCCCAACGGCACCAACAACATCATGCACCGCGCACCCACCAAAACAATGCACCAGCACGCGGCCATCTTCGGTCTCTCGTACTGACAGCGATGGTGACTTGTCCTCGTGTGCTGGGCACTGTGCAGTCCATGAACCATTGCGGCCCCTGACCTTGCCTAGACGCGAAACAAAACGCTCGGCTGGTGTCATGTTTGCTCCCTAAACTCAACAGCAATAGTTCCAAAACGATCAGCCAACAACTCGACTGGCATGGTTTCAAAAACCTTACTGTCAATGTCCTTCCTTATTTTGACCAAGCCTTTTGGAGTCATAGACTTAATCTCAATGCAAACCCTAAACTTAGGAATTGACTGGTCATCTTTTTGCATTCGTTGTTGAAGCAAATTTGTATAACGAGCCAAAATTTCAACAAATTGGGGCTGACTCATCAATTCACCAAAACCAGCCTTCTTTGCAAGTGAGTGCAAAATATCGCGGTTCATATGACTCTCCTTGTTGCTTGCTGTTCGCCTGCATCGTCTTCCCAGCGGCGCTGGTTGATGTACGTCAATGGCGCAGGATCAAAGCCTGTTGTCCACTGCTCGGTGCGCTTTAACTTGCTGACACTCGCAATGATGGTGTCGGCCACCTTGTCTAGGTTTTGCTTGAACCACTTCTTCTCGCACTCGGCGCGGGCAACCTTCCTCTTTGACGTAGGCCACGATGCCCAGAATTCGTCAAATCGCGATGTTGTCGGTGTAACCGACGATATCTTCTTATTCTGTATCTGTATCTGATTAGGGATAACCTTCGGTTTCGTTTCGGTTATCGATTCGGTTTTCTTCGGCCTGCCGCCTCGCTTTCCGAGTTGTCGATTATTTTCGACTTGATGTTGATATTTCGCAATTTCCATGTCACAACGACTGTTGCGATACCCGTCAACACCCTTGTCAAAGAATTCCCCTAAAACCGATTCGGTTATGTCTAAATCTAGGCGTATCTTGCGTGCAACCGATTCGGTTTCAAGTGGGATTGGTTTCTCGCTGATGTAGTACAAATCAAGGAGGCGGCGGTATGCCAAATCTTCAGCATCAGACAAGTGGTTGGTGTGTGTGATGTAGTCACCCAAATAGAATTTGTACCAGATCACTTGAGTTCTCCAAAGATGTCAGGCCGCAATGTTGCACGCAACACCCTACCCTTTGTGTACCGTTCAATCGCGGCGCAAACCTCTGCGCTTGCCAACCCGCGCCCTGTGATAATTGCCGCCATCCATTGCTTGGTGATGCCCAAGTGTCTCGCCAGCGTGATCTTCGATCCTCGCGGCTTGTCTTCAAAAAATTCTTCCAATGTCATTGTGACCCTTTCGTGTTAGTGAAACTTGATCATACACCAAAAAATCATTTGTGCAAGCACTATTGCAAATCAAGTTAATGTGTGTATGATACCAACACAACAACAGCGAAGGAGGTGGTATGCACAGCGAAGCAGAATTTAACCAAGCAATGCTGGAGAGGCAACAGATGCTTGAGGAGGCTCTAGAACGGGCTGAGACAGGCGTTGCAATGAAGTCCGACTGGGACACTATCCGCTTTGAATGCGGGGTTACCAGACGGGCAAACTTAACTGAAACTAGGAGCGAATAATGGCTTTAATAGCGAGAGAGAGTGGCGGCGGAACTTTTACCCCAGTGCCCCCGGGGATGTACTTGGCGCGGTGCTATCGCATCGTTGACCTTGGCACACAAAAGAGCGAGTACCAAGGCAAGATCAACACCCTGCCAAAGGTCATGTTGCAATTTGAGGTGCATGGCGAAGACGACGCAGGCAAACCATTGGTCACGGCCAAGGGTGAACCCATGTCGATCAGCAAGAACTTCACGTTGTCATTGGCCGAGAAGGCCACCCTGCGAAAAGACCTACAGACTTGGCGTGGCCGTGAGTTCACCGCTGACGAGTTGCGCGGCTTTCAAATCGACAATGTGCTAGGCGCTTGGGCCATGATTGCAATCACCAAGGCGGTGGGCAACAACGGCAAAGACTACACCAACATTGCCAACATCAACTCGGTGCCAAAGCCTATGAAGGCAAACCTGCCTGAAGGCCACAACAAGTGCGCCGCGTTCTACATTGAAAGCCCAGACATGGATATGTTTGAGACCTTCAGTGACAACTTGCGGGCCAAGATCGAACAGTCACCTGAGTGGCAGTCTCGCGGCAAACAAGAAGCCAAAGCCCCAAGTGCCTCCAAAGGTTCAGGCTTTGACGACATGGACGACGACATCCCGTTTTAAACCAAAAGGAGAGTGGCAATGTTTATTTCAAATACAGAGAGAGTTCAACTCAGAAAAGACCTTGATCAAATGTCAAAGTTGTTCAATGACATGAACAACGACATGATCTACTTGATTGCAAGAATCAAAGTTTTAGAAGGCAAGACACCAGAGACAAAGAAGCCTCGGAAGCCATCAACAATGAGCGCGGAGGGCCGAGCAAGAATAGGTGCCGCAGTGAAGGCTTATCACGCAAAGAAAAAATTGGAGAAAGAAAATGCTACAAGCATCAGCACCACGAGCATCTGAGTCAAACCATTGGTACACCCGTGACGGGGTGCCGCAGTACACCGTAGAGGCCAAGAAGGGTGGGATGCGTAACACCACCCTGCGCGACGCCCGCACGATGAACTTGGTGCCCAGCGTCACTACAATCCTTAACATCGCCGCGAAACCAGCCCTGCTGGCTTGGATGCAACAGCAAGTGTTGTATGCGGCGCTCACGCTTCCACGCCGCCCAGACGAACCTGAAAAGGAATACATCGACCGAATCATCAACGATTCCAAAGAACAGGGTCGTTCTGCGGCGGATGCTGGAACAGACATTCATGCATCGATACAAGGACACTATGAAGGACAGACAACAGGTAAGCACGCCGAGATGGTTGCCGCCTGCACGCAAGCAATTGACAACTGGGTTGGCCCGCGCACATGGATCAGCGAAAGAGCCTTTGCGCACGAGGCAGGCTTTGGGGGTAAATGCGACCTCTATTGTGAATCGGACGGCGGCTTTGTGGCTGACATCAAAACCAAAGAGTTCACCGACCCTGACAAGATTGGTGGATACGATGAACACATGATGCAGTTGGCCGCGTACCGTGTGGGGCTTGGCGTCCCTAACGCACGCTGTGCCAATGTGTTTGTCTCACGCAATGTGCCGGGTCTCGTGGTGGTCAAGGAATGGCCCCTCGAAGACCTCACCACGGGTTGGGAGATGTTCATGCACCTTCTGGCATTCTGGCAACTAAAGAACGACCACAAGTAATCATGGAAAAAATAGAAGCATTCAAGGCCAGCGATGGCTCTTTGTGGGAGAGCAAGGACAAGGCCGAGCGCCAAGAACTGTTTCTCCAAAAAGACATGATCGTTGAAGAGTTTCTTGACGACAACATCAACCCCTACAAGGCGCTGGCGCAACGATCAATTGCACGAACCACTATCATCAACTGGGAACTTTGGAAGAACAAAAATGCTGAGTGAAGAAACAATCAAACAAATTTATTTTTATTGCGATGAAAAAAGACCCGACGCAATCTATGCTGACGATCTTGACATTGTTCAGTTTGCCAACAAAATTGCCGCGTTTGTTGAGCCTATCATTGCCGCCAAGGAGCATCAAAGATGCGTGAAGATCGTAAACGACATGAACCCCCAAGTGGCTTCCGCCCTGAATACCCAGCGACCGAAGAGTCAATGAGTGCTTGGATGGACGGGTACGACCAAGGCTATGAAGATGGCATTGAGGCGGCTCGTGAACAGTTCATGCAAACTCAACTCTTAATCATGCACACTGGTGGTAGCGCATGACCGACAAGGTCATACCGATATTGCCAGAACGCGCTTGCGGGGAATGCACGGCCTGCTGTGAGGGGTGGCTAAGTGGGGAGGCCCACGGCCATGAGTTCCAGCCGGGTCGGCCCTGCCACTTCTTGCAAAGCGGTTGCAGTATCTACGAGACCCGCCCAGAGGAACCCTGCAAGTCTTACAAATGCGTGTGGCTAAAAGATGGCACGCTTCCCATGTGGATGCGCCCAGACAAGTCTGGTGCTATCGTCACCGAGCGCGATGTCGAGGGGATCAAATACTGGGATGTCTCGGAGTGCGGCCAAACCTTGAAGTCAGAAGTTTTGTCGTGGCTTGTCATGTACACCATCGACAACCAGAGCAACCTACAGTACCGCATCAATAGCGGTGCATTCAAGATCGGCCAGCAAGATTTCCTTGAACAATAAAAAAGCCCCCATTGCTGGGGGCGAAGGGTAGGAGAGTGGCAACTGCAACTACCGCATCAATGTTAACCCACCTCTGGCCTTCTGTGGTTGGTTTTTTAACTTTTCGTCGTATTCCATTTGTTGGGTTCTAAAAATATCGTAGGCCGTAGTGGCAAGCCCGCCAACCACGCCAAGCCCTTTCAGGAACGCCGTGACAGGAGTACCGGGGGGTAGCATAGCCATACCGTCCAAAATGACCTGTACGCCCGATAGAACAGCACCAGAGGTGTCACCTTTCTCGTATCGGTTCAACGCCTCTGCGGCGCTCATGCCCATGCCCAAGCCAGCAACAACATTGGTGCCCGGTATCTTCTGAGCAAGCGCACCAATCTTTCCAATGCCACTTGGTGCCTGTTGGGTTGCTGATTTGAGGCCAGACTGCGCGGTGTCGGCGGTTGTTTTGGCTTCCCGTGCTGTTTTCTGAGCGGCGGCTGTTTCCCGTTGGCGAACCTTTTCCGCTGTTTCTCTGGCTTGTTTGGCTGTATCAACTTCGGCCTGCGCGGCCTGTGCAAGCGGAGACAATTGCTTTGCCTTTTTACTAGCGGCATCCATTTGCGCTTGGCGACGGGCAGTCTCCTCTGGACTCAACACAAGTTGCTCTGAGCCAGTGCCAGTCATTTTGTATTCGCCCATGCCTAAACGCTTTTGCGTTTCAATGTTGGCGGCATTGCGATCTGCAATATCCCAAGCACCTTTACCGCGAGGATTCTTACCCCGCGTCTGGTCTTCAATTTCAGCAAGCATTGCGTCTGGCGGTACTTGACCCGGCATCTTACGGCCATAATTTTCAGAGCCTGCGGCGTTTGCCACCTTGGCGCGAGGGTCAGACTCTGGCGGCAAATAGCGTTTTGACTCAGCCATTGACTCAGCCAACTCGCGCTCAAGCGCCTGATAGCCAGCCAAAGAAGCACGATATTCCGCTTCAAGTCTTTGAGCCTCTGCGGCCAATTTTTGTGCAGTGTCAGCAGACGCACCCGCTGTACTGTTTGCGGCAATGCGGGCGGCTTCAAAAGCGGCTTTGGCATCATTGACCTTGCCTTCCATCTTTGCCAAACCTTTGTTGGCAAACTCAAAAGGCACACCAAGAAGAGCGCCAGCGGCCCCCACGGTTCCCACGCTGATATCACCCTCACGGTTGCGAACCGATTGACTCAAGTTTTTATACAAGTCAGACATACCTTCTAGTTTTGGCCGCTTGTTCTCGGGCTTGTCGTTGATGGTAGAAGGCAAAGCAGATGGCTCACCAAAAGGGTTTGGCTTTTTCTCTTCTTCGCCCTGACCATAAATTTTTACGGCGGAGTCATACCCACCAGTCAAGGCTGTCTGGTATTCCTCTGGTTTTGTCTTGCCAAAGTAAGAGCCGTTCACGCCTTTTGCAAGGCCCTCTGTAAACTTTGAAATGTCAGAGCCAGCGCCTACAGCATTCGGATAGCCACGCTTAATAAAGTCAGAATAATATTGCGCCCAACCTTCAGGGTTTTCAAAACTCAAGTAAGGATCATTGGAGCCTTCTTTTTTATCTTCGGCCCTTTTACCTTTGCCGCTTGGGTCTTTGACATTGCCAAGGTTGTGTTCGCCAATCATGGCCGAACCCCAGCGTGTCTCCATGCCCCACTGACCAAGAATGACGCGGGGATCAACGCCGATCTCTTTGCCTACCTGTTCGGCAATCGGGCGATAAGTCTTGACAAACTCTTGCGGGTTTGTTGGCGTTGGCGTCTTTGCTGGCGCGTCATCTGCGATTGCCATATTCAATCCTTATTTTTTTGTCTTTACTTGACCGTTGTAAATGTACTGCTGACCCGGCTTCAAGTTTTTGTAGGCAGGATCATCGTCACCAGTTACAACGGGTGGGGCGGCAGGTGCATTTGCGGGTGGCTTAGTCTCTGGCCTAGAAGCCGCAGGCGGCGCTGATGCTGGAGGCGATGCCGCAGGAGGCGTGGCCGATGGCGTCGTAGATGGCTTTGACGGCGTGCCGGGGAAATACTTGTCAGCAAGTTTGCCCATGAACTCATCAAATTGACCCTGCAACTCCGAGTACCGAGGGTCGCGCTCAAAGTCTTTGACCATCTTGCCGGGGTTCTTCTTCTCCCATTGATAGTAAAGATCAGACACTTGCTTGTCGTAGTTGGCGCGGGCCTTGACGGTCTCTGCTTTTGCCGCCGCAACTTGAGCGGTATCGGACAAACTGCCACCAATTTTGCTGACAATTTTGCGCTCGTTGTCTGACACAGCGCCCTGACCTTTTAAGTAGGTGCGGGCGTAGTTCAACTCCAACTCAGCGTAGTAACGAGCGGCTTGCAAAGCGGCGTTAACCTCTTCTTGAGTTCCGTTGATTTTACGAACAGCGTCTTCAATGCCAGCAAACTTAATAGAACCAGTTGTTGTTTGAATGCCATCAGCAATTGCACCCATAATTGCCGATTGAATGTTGTTGTTCTGCAAAACGCCAAATGCGTTTCTTGTTTTAGGATCGGTTGACAAACGGTACAACTGATCTGCGGCAAGAATTTGTCCGTAAGCGCCACGGCCAGCCTCATAAATCCCCTTCTTGACAGCCGCATTGTCTTCAATGTCACCTTTTTGAGATTGAGAAGCGCCCTCCTCTGCCAGTTTCTTTTTGGTGGCTGAGTCCATGCCGCTGATAGTTGCTGGAGTACCCGTAGTCCCGGGTGTGTACTCCACGCCGCCAATTCCTTTGCCTGCGTAATATTGAGCAAAGGCGTCAGCACGATTAGGGTTGCCCGGTGGATACTTTGCTTCCAGCGCCTTGATGTCATTTTGGATGCGTTGCGTGATTTTCTGTAAACCAAGAAACGGCACAGGTGCCTCCATAGGCACATCAAGTCCAGTGTCAACAGCCTGACGGCTTCTCTTGCTGATAACGCCTTGTGGCGTACTCATCAAATCATCTTGCTGGAATTTGGCTCTTTCCATAGTTTGCTTGCCGTACTCAGGGCTGATAGCAAAGGCAATGTCAATGTCACGCTGTGTAATCATGCGTGGCTCACGCGGTGCGCGTGCAGGGGCACCCTCAGTAGGGGCACCACCAGCGGGAGCGCCAGCAAGAGGCGATCCGCCAGAAGGGCCAGTCACCAAAGTGGTCAAGTCTTTAGGGTCGTAACCAGACATCTGCATCTGATGCTCAAACATCAAGTTCTGGCTTTGCATTGCGGCTTGCTTTTGGGCCAACTCAAGTTTGGCTTTGTCAACCGCCTGTTTACGCGCTAGGTCTTTATCTGTCTCTGCGGCATACGCTTCAGCGGCGTAACCAGCAGACTCACCAAAGCCACCTGTCTTTGTTGGCTTCAAAAAGCCAGAAGCCGCCGCCATCAAGGAAGGGTCAAACGGTGGCCTCATGCGCGAGTCAAGACTGTTCTTCAACGCTTCAATTTGTGAATTCAATGCGGCCTCTTGCGCACGCTTGTTGCGCAAAGCACGCTCCATGAAGTCTTCTTCAGCAGGGGCTTCTTGTTCTAAGCCAGAGATGCGTTGTGCGGCCTGCGCAGAATTAGGCGGCTGACCTTGTTGAGGAGGAGGTTGAGGCACGCGTGGTGCCACTGCGTTCAACCCACCTTGTGGTTGTGTTGCCATTTATTACCTCGCCATTTTTATTGAACCGCCGCGTGCCAAATAGGCATGGGCTTTTGAACGATGGGCTTTCCCGCCGTGCTTCATCATTATTGCGCCGCCGTCTTTTTGACCCGAGCCTCGCGAGAAGGCACCAAGGCCAGTCAACAGGCCAGCAATCTGAGACAGAGGGCTGTTAGAGTACGCGCCAGCCTGTGGGCCAGTTTGTTGCTGTACAGAACCGCCGGGGACTTGATACTGCTTCAGCAACTGAGAAAACGCTTGCGCTTGCGCCATTGGGTAGTCAAGCATCTTCTGGCCGAGAGCCTGTTGCTGACCACCATACTCATTCATGGCCTTGAGGCCACCAAGGCCCAGTCGTTGCTGTGCTTCGCCTAAGTTCTCAAAACCTTGACCAGCCTGCAAAGTGCGATTCAAGTCTGCCTGCGCAAACTTTCCAGCCTCCGTATAGCCAGACTGAAGGGCTTGCATCTGCTTGCCCAGCAAGTCAGATTGAAGATCACGCAAAGAGTTGCCAGTGAGTTGCTGTTGACGGCGTGAGCCAAACTGACCAGAGCCAGCCGCCGCCGCGCCAAGGTTTGGCAGGATGTTCTCTTGAATGCTTCGCTGTTGCAGGCGACCCATCTCATCCACCACACCACGGGTGTAGGGGTTCATGTAGTCACCCACCACATCAGGCATGGTGGTCGTACCAGCCTGACCCATCAATTGAGATGCCGCGCCCAACGAGCCAGCGCCAGAGAATGCCACATCAGGCACCATCTGGAAGGCTTGTTGTTGCAGTGGGCTGAACCCAGCCACACCGCCCTGCTGGACGGCGTTCTGACCAAGGTTGGCAATGTCTTGAAGGTAGTTGGTGTAGAACTCTGGCGCGGTCGCTTGCGTCTGCGTCGTCGTCGTTACATCTGGTAGGGGGTCACCCTGAAACAGTCCAGCCATTATCTGGCTCCTTTCAAGTAGGAAGTAAGCGCCTTAGTCTTTGGCGGAATCTTATTGATTGGCGCAGATCGCTTATGCATTCTGATATTTTCCCTGAATTTGTCCAGAGCCTGTGCGCCTGCTTTTGTAGAGCCGTTGCCAATTTGGGCCACGGTCTCCGCGTCAATCACATACTCGCCGTCAGCCAACATCGCTGGGATGTCGTCAGACTGGCCGTCACCTGCGCCATGCACCGCCGCGCCTCGGCGGAAGTCCATTCGACCCTGAGTC